GATCTTGCTGAACTGTGCCATCAGGTATAATATCTCCAACTACACCACCACGTACAAAATTATGTCTTGCATAACATTGCTCTCTACGTGCACAAAAAAAACAAGAGTCGCCATACACATCATTAGACATTGTCAGAAAATCTGGATATTTACAGATTTCATTCACAATGTCTAAACTAACATCTGATTTATTAAATGATAATGTTTTGTTATTTATATTTCCAAAACCTATATCAAACATATCACCATCCTCTATAACACTATTTTTTAACTCTAGTGGAGGACATAAGCCCTCCTGACTCCCTGCATCTTCACACACTGGTGCTTTATCCCAATGTTCCCCTAAACAAGGTATGCAACCAATAATAAACATTTGTACCTGTTTAGGATCAAAAGAAACATTTCTTCTATCATCTGCTGTGCCTGTCTGGCGTTCACTAGGATTTTCAGTGTCATGTAATTTATTAAATAATGGATGACCTGTGGTACCTACACCTATGGGCTGTCCTCTCCCGATTTCTAAGCCTTTGCAAGCCCATACTAATCTGTACCTCTCAGGATCATGAATTGTCATATCTGCTAGAGCAAATTTATTAGGATCTGGAAAGGTTACTCTAAATGCTCTATACTGGTTCCCTGACACCTTTGGGACTTCTATTTTTGCTCCATCTGTTGCTGATCTTACATCAAAATACGGATGACCTACAGTTAATAAACGATCACTCATGGCATGGTAATAGATGTCAGTTCTCTCCACATACTCGTCCGTGTTTTGTACTCGAGCTACCGGTGGCGTAGGAGGCAAATATATCTTACCCGAAGTTGGAAGCCAGAGGGTCATCTGAAAAACATTATAAATATTTGCGTTTGCGTTTTCTTCTTCGCAAGCTAGGATGTAAATAATAATCAAGGGAAGTATGTGTAAGTGATTGAACTATAGCAGGCCCCGATGGAGTAGGTAGTATTATAGTTGGCCTATCTGCAAATTTTGGATATACAACTGTATTACCTTCTATATCTTGAATATATACAATGGTCTCTCTGGGGGATTCAAATTGTGGAATAGTAAATGAAGTAGCTGATCTATCAGAGGAGCCTATAACCAATTGAGACCTACTAAAATCTTCAACATAATCTTCCAATAACCAATCAGCAGAAGTGTTCTCCATAGATACATGTGTTACATCTGGATTTAAACTTTCAGGGATGTTGTCAATATTAGCATCCATGATTGTGCTTTCAAATGGTTCCTGAATTATAGAGCTATCTCCAGAATGTTCCCCTAATAATTCTAATTCAATTGGTTCTTCTGCATTTATAGTACTAAGATCAGTATAAAAATGTACCCTAGCACCAACACGCGCCCCACTACGTGTGCTTAGTGAGGCACGCTGTCCCAATCGACTGACACGCACATGGCCCTCTGCAGTTTCTGTGAACAAAGGCCTACCAAGTCTTTCAATATCTAAAAAGTCTCTGTCGGGTGGCTCCTCTATAGCAGCTACATCTCTTTCAAATATTTGTGTGACTTCTTCATCAAATGTTGGATTATCAAATTGAAACCTTACTAGTTTAGAGGGAGATTGGATAAACAAAGGATCCCGCACATTAACTTGCTCTGTTAATCTTCTATTGTATAAAGCTCTACGTAGGGTTCTAAATTCTTGACTAATTCTCTCAATTGGTGTACTAACTCTACGAGGTGGCGTGGGTTCTTCTATTTCAAAACTATATGTTGAAGGAAATGTATCCAACTCAATATTTTCCCTTGCACCTCCAACCTCCAAACCTCCTGAGCCTTCAAATACAAACACATGATCAGTGGGTGTAGATTCACCTATTAGAGGTGTAGATTCAGAAATAATTTCAAAAGCAGGGTTATGGTATTGGGTACGGGTAACACTACGTCTAAATGGAGGATTTGAATCTGTCACTTCCAAAATGGCGTGACGATCTCCAGACACCATAGGTGTGTCAACCTCTAAAGTGTCTGTTGGAACCGGATGGATTTCTGCAATAGTTTCAACTTCTCCAGGTAAAAGGTCAGCAGCTGCACTACTATCTGTTAATGTCACTATTGATGGTGCTGTAGGATCAATTGGTGTTACTGAGTCAACTGGCACTAATTCAGTTGGTCCAATTATTTCAGGTATGACCCCGGGGCGGACCACTGTAGGAGTGGCGCCCACACGAACTCCAGGACCTTGACCTAATGGAACATATCCTGTAGGACCACCAGTACCTTTACCTGTACTGATTCCAAGACCACCAAAAAACACACCAACACTGCCATATTTTAAAATTTTATCAGCAAGTGTATTTTGTTCCACTTTATCAATGACATCCGGGGGACAAGTCCCAGAGGCCTTACAGCCTCTATAAATGTCAGTAACTGACGCTCGCTTAGTTCTTCGTGCTCGCGCCATTTTGTTAGTAGCAAGCAAATGGGTTAGTTAAGGCACTGTTAGTGTGTTAGTAAAAAATTAGATATAAGTTATTAAAAAAGCATATCATAAATCATCAAACTGTCCATATGACCATTCTACACCTAAAGGAAGTTTCATTTGTTGCAAGCATGTTTCTCTCTCACTATTTGAATGAAATGATATGAGCATTCTAGCGCGACCTATTCTGTCAGTTGTATGTTCCCCCACCCAGGACCAGGTTGTGCTGATAAATTGAAAACTGCCAGCATGCTTTTTTCTAAATCTATAGCGATAGCATTTTAATGTGTTGGATGCCCCTCTTAGCAATATTACTGGGGGGTCTTTAGCTGCATCCAGTAGCTGCGCAAGTCGCCCACTATGCTGTCTACTAATCGATCGAACTGTTGCTCCCACTTCGTCAGGCGCGACGCCACCCCCGTTAGCAGGCTTTCGTGTAAGGGATCGCGATCGGGAGCGGGACCTGGTGAGGGGCCCCCCTCCGCTTCTCCCTCCCCGCCTGGGGGATTTTGAGGATCCTCTGGAGAGGGATCGTCTGGTGGCCCTCCCTCCCCGACGCTCGGTGCTTCGGGACCTTGATCTGTTTCTTCTTTGCCTTGTAGGGGTTTCTTGTCTTTGTCTTTGTCTTCTTTTTTGCGCCCTGATGGAGGTAACTGTAGGGCTAGACGCTTTTCTTCCGTATCGCTGATGGGTGGCTTGTGATGTCCGTTTTGCGGGGTCGGAGGTGGAAACCGGTTCGGATGCGGGGTTCTGGGAGGCGACTCCAGCTGGCGGCGTTGAACTGGTAACAGGAGTAAACACAGTATCTTTATTAACATGCACCTCCCAATATCCTGTTGTACCATATCGTTTAGCATCTGTTTCAAACTTAATATAATATGTTTTAAAGGTTCCCTCCATATAATAAGCTCCTGCATAGTCCACATGTCCTTCCACCTTTGCCCATGTCTCATCATCAGTCTGATAATAAATATATGTCCACACTGTATAGGACATTACATTTTCAGGATCTCCATCAAAATACACTTCCACAGATTTAGGTCCTTTTTTAAAACAGTCTGCTGGAGGACTTCTAACTGTCTCCAAACTGGTTTCTACTAAAGTCCAGGGTTCCTCAGAAAATTTAGATTTTTGTAAACTTTCCAGCAACAGTCCCATGGCTATTGCATCTTTTGCTTTACTCTCTGATGTTGCCAAGGGGGGCACTGGCTGGTACCCCAAACGCATAATCCCATGTCGCCTTGCATAATAAAATATTATTTGTTCTTGTCTTAATAATTTCCAATGTTGAATCTGAGTTTCAAGATCCTCTACACCTGATTCATATAAGTCCATTAACTTCTCTTGCAGTGCACTGAAACGTTCGTTGAGTTTCTCCATTTTCACCCTCTTCTTCTTGATCACTCAGTTCTAATTGTGTCCAAAGCCTTTTAAAAAAAGACGCCCAGCTTTGGTCAGTTAGTTTGAACAAAGGTTTATCATTTGCGTCAAAGGGGAATTTGTTAGGAAATTCAAATTCATAGATTCTACTATGTAAATATGGAAACTTCTTTTCTTTTTTCAAACTTATATTAGATGTAATGATTAAGGGTGGAAATTTCATTTGACATGGTGCTCTATGTTTCATGTCTATAGACACAATATTACCATCTACCCCATTTCGTAAAAACGAATCAATATATTGCCAGCAGACATCTGTTGCATCATCTAAAAGGGCAAGTTTTGCATCCGTTAAAGGTTGTAACCAGAAATGACTTTTAGAGTTTGCAAACGATACAACCTGTCCTTTTAATGCTTTCATTAGGGACATGCTAAACATAGACTTTCCTGTGTCAGGAGGACCATGTATTAGCAAGCAATTTTTTTTGGGAAAATTTTGTAAAAATGTTCTAAATTTATCTAAAAACACTATAAAGTTTAAACCTTGGAAACGCAAAAATCTCACAATGTCCTGCCAGTGTCCATCGCCCTCTATTTTCGAAATACAGTGGTGTATCCATGCTGAAATAGACATATCTCGCATTTCTCCACGTTTGTAATATCTAACCATTTGTGCACATTCTCTTACATATTTTGCTTGACTATTATGAGCTAAAAATGCTCTAGCATTACTATCTCTATCAGCCAGTCTAGCATAATTGTAAGCAATCGTACATTCATCAACATAATCTTGATCATAAGCCCATTGTATCATCTGAGACAAATCAAATTGTAAA